CAGAGCCATGACGACGTGCGGGCAGCCAGCAAGATCTTGACATTTAACAAAGATATGTGAACAAAAACTAGATTCGAACTTGGGGACAACATGAGCTTTGGCAAGTTTACCACATTCTAACATATAATTAGAATACTCACCGGATGTAAGTAGGGCATCCATGATCACATCATCACCAATAACACCAAGAGTAAGTTTTTCAATTAACTCAATACCACGTTGAATACCATATTTGCGTAAAATACTATAACAAGTTCGCTCTATTACATCTTTCGTATTATGAAATGTGGTATCCCACCAACCTGAAATGTTACCACACCACTTGAGTGTGACTTCACCAGTCGGTAAGATAACCCAACACCAATTAACGGAAGCATAAAGACAGGTAACTACATTAAGCACTTCACGTGAACGATCTTCACGGTGAATACAAGAGTATCTTATCTTAGCGCAATTAAAACTAGCGCGGAGGGAATTGGAAGAATCCTGTTGAGTCATATCAGCGTACAAAACGATATCGGGTAATGTATGATAAAACCTTTCACCACCTCCATAAAATTTACAATAACCCAAAGCTGAGAATGAGCGAGGAAAACAATGCTTATACAACTGCTTATTTTGATTATAAAACAGTCGTGCTGTTATAGCAACTAAGTGTGCATCGTCGGCCATAAACAAACGGGGTTTATAAATCTTTTCGAGGGGGAGTATCTCATCAGATTTCAAATAACCGGATTTTGGAAAGTTTGGTACTTGTAATTTGGACATCATATTCCAGAGATCTTGAGTAGCATTAGGAAAGGTATTAAACAAAACTTCTTTAGTTGTTAAACCATCAGGGTTTTGCACTTTGTGACGATAAATATGACCTGCTGATTTCTTACGATTGATTACAGATTTCGATTCTTCATCAGATAACAACCGACTATCACACATAATGCGACAGAAGTGTTCGTCTGTTAAAAATTCAGCAACTGTTAACAAATCAGAATCATAGGTCAAATTACGAATACGCCAATACGGTTGTATACGTTTCCAACACAATTCAGGATATGTTCTAGGAATACCATAATTAGTTGGACGAGGCCCAAAAAACTTGACATAACTTGGCAGAATATAATTTTTGGAAGGGACATAAAACTTTTTAAAAATAGGAGGAAAATAG